GTGGACGTCCACGGCCAGAGCTGCCTACAGGCGGCGGCGCTGCTCCACGTCAGCGTGGACGGGTTGGCCAAGATCCGGCGGCGCGCCTACGCCAAAATCGCGGATGATATGCAGGGATAGAGAAAAGCCGTGTCCGATTCGGACACGGCTTTTCTATTTTTCTTCCCGCTTTTTCTTGCGCTGCGCCATAAAATCCTTGTCCAAGCGGTTGACTGTGGTAGGCGCTTTCCGGGTCCCTTGTCTGATTTGGGTGCGCTCCTGATGCCATTTTATCCGGAGCCTGTCACACTCCTCAGAACATGTGATTCGAGGGGTTCCGGGGGAAATTGGCTTTCCACAGATTACGCAGACTTTTTGACCTCTTCGCGGCTTCTGTGCCCGCAGCTCATAATAATTATTTTCCTCGTTCCATTTTTTGGACGCCTCGCGGTCCGCCTGACGATATGCTCCCGGGGCACAGTCTTTACAGTACCGCTGGCGCGCCGAATTGACAATATACTCTTTCCCGCAGATCGTACAATGGTCAATACTGCCAAGAGGCCGGATTGTTCCGCTTTTGTGGCATCGTGCAGCTGACTCTTTTTTGCGGATGGCCCGGCAATTAGGGCAGTACCAAGCCCGAGGGCCACCGTCAAAGATCGCACCACACTCGCGGCAAGTCCGTGGGCGTATGGTGGTAGATCTCTCTGCCGCAAAACACTCCGCACATACACGCTGCTCAACTTTGGTGGCGGGGAACAGCTTCCCGCATTTTATGCACGCCTTGAGCCGCATATTTTAGCCCCGCGTGTATAGCCCTACGGCTTGCGCCAGCAAAATCCGCAAATAGTCCGGGCAAGCGCTTGCCCCAGATTCCCAATTCTCCACCGTCCGGCGCGGGATACAGAAGCGCTGGGCAAAAGCAACCTGAGACAAGCCAGTGGCTGCTCTGATCTCGCGGATCGTAATATGAGCCACATCCCACAACGCTCCCAAAGACTGGATCCGATCATCCGGGATGTCAGCGCCTTCCGGATCTCCCCAGATGTCAGATAGCGCCCAGTCTGATACATACATGTCCCGGTCTTGGTCGGCAAGTGCACCGAAAAAGAGGGTGCTGAACTGCTTGTCAGTCATGGTATATCCTCCTTAATTCAGTTCATCAACAAAGACAACCATATCTTCGTCAGGGACAAGGACTCCGTCCTCGTCATATTTGATGCAAGCGCCATCTTCGCAGGTGCTGTTGTTGGCCATTTCGATGCAATAATCAACATCCTCAACGGTATAAGTATCAGTTTCCTCATCATAGGGCAGGGAACCAGCGGTAAAATAATCGCGGCTCCAGTCCGGATCATATCCGGAACCATTCCAGCGCTGAATCTTGATTTCTACGGTTTTCTTTCCATCAGTAATTTTCATTTTTATTTTCCTCCTGGGCTGTGCCCCTCTTGTTGTTATTATAATACCACCAATTTGGTGGTGCGTCAAGAGAGAAAAGCAAAAAAGTCAAAATATTTTCAGGGCAGTTTGAGGGCAGAACACAGGCAGTTTCCGGGCAGTTTGGCTGTCCGGATTTTTTGTATCATGAGGGTAGGAAAAAGGAGGCGCACACAATGTACGAGCGGCTTTTGGCCTGCGGGTATCCGGCAGAGATGGCGCGAGAGATCATAGCGCGGACCGACCCGGCGGAGCTGGAACGATACGTGCGCATGATTGAGCTTTTATACGATGACCGGAGGGAATATGTATAACCATTTCAACCCCAATCCCTGCGGGAAAAATGTGGGGGATTGCACCGTGCGGGCAATCGTAAAGGCTACCGGCAAGGATTGGGGCGAAATTTATTTGCGGCTCTGTATCCAAGGGTATCTGGATGGGGATATGCCGTCGGCAAACGCTTGTTGGGGGAGGTATCTCCGCAGCATCGGATATCGGCGGTATATCGTGCCGGACACTTGCCCAGACTGCTACACGGTTGGGCAATTTGCGGAGGATCACCCAAAAGGCACCTATATTCTGGCGCTGTCCGGTCATGTGGTCTGCGTCTGCGACGGCATGATCTGGGACAGCTGGGACAGCAGCAACGAGACAATCTTATATTACTGGGTCAAGGAGGATGACTAAAATGGCTTACACACCTTACGGATGGCAAAACCCCTATTACGCACCGCCTATGCCGGACAACCTCATGCAGATGCGCCAGCAGCAGATGCAGCCCATGGCGCCCCAGATGCCGCAGGCCCCGCAGAATCCGGTGGCGCAAAGCGGTGTGCAGTGGGTCAGCGGGGAACAGGAGGCCCGAAACTGGATGATTGCGCCCAACGCCGCCGTGGCGCTGTGGGACAGTACGGCTCCCACCGTTTATCTCAAGCAGGCGGACGCCAGCGGCAAACCGTCCCTTAAAATTTATGACCTCGTAGAGCGCTCTCAGACGCCTCCTGCCTCACCGCAGGCTAAGGCCGTGGATTTTGTCACGCGGGAGGAGTTTGACCGTCTGGCGGCGATTGTGGGCGAAATTCGGGGCAAAGAAAAGTCCGCGAAGAAAGTAAAGGAGGCTGACGCTGATGGCTAATCCTTTTTTTAAGGCCATGGGCGGCGGTCAGATGCCGGGGCCGATGGGCCAATTCCAGCGGCTCATGCAGCAATTTAACCAGTTCCGCGCCACGTTTCAGGGCGATCCAAAAGCGGAGGTGGAAAAGCTGCTGCAATCCGGCAAAATGAGCCAGCAGCAGCTGAACCAGCTGCAGGCAATGGCAAAGCAATTTGAGAGCTTTTTGCGGTAATCAAAATCGTGGCCACGATTTGATTGATAAAATTTTGAAAGGAGAGATATTATGTCTCTATCTGACGGTATGCCGACGATGACCATGCCTGTGGCTCCCGCCAACACCTCCGGCAGCGGAAACGGCTTTGGCTGGGGCGGTGACGGTGCATGGTGGATCATTATCCTGTTTTTGTTTGTTTTTTGCGGCTGGGGCGGCAACGGCTGGGGCAACAACGGCGGCAATGGCGGCGGCGTGGTCGACGGCTATGTGCTGACCTCTGATTTTGCCAATGTCGAGCGCAAAATCGACAGTGTAAATCAGGGCCTTTGCGACGGATTTTACCAGCAGGCGCAGCTTGTCAACGGCACCAACATGGCGATGGCAAACGGCTTCGGACAGGCCGAGCTTTCCCGCGCTAACCAGCAGGCGGCTCTCATGCAGCAGTTGACTGCCATGCAGATGCAGGCCGCTGAGTGCTGCTGCAACACCCAGCGCAGCATTGAGGGCGTGCGCTATGACATGGCCGCTCAGGCTTGCGATACCCGGAACACGGTGCAGAACGCCACCCGGGACATTATCGACAATGCCAACAGCAACAGCCGCGCGATCCTGGACTTCCTGACCCAGAGCAAGCTGCAGGATCTCCAGAGCGAGAATCAGGGCTTGAAGCTGGCCGCATCTCAGGCGGCGCAGAACAGCTATCTGGTGTCCCAGCTGCGCCCTTCTCCCATTCCGGCCTACACGGTGCAGAACCCCTATTGCTGCAACCAGTTTGCCGGATGCGGTTGCTGACAACTGCATAGCGTAGCTTTTCCCCCATGCTGGGGAAATGATCGGCCCCGTGTCGATACTGATGACAAAGCGGCGGGGCAGTAGCCCTGCCGCTGATTTTATGAAAGGAGTTTTTTATGCCTGAATACACTGCTGTTGCCGCGCAAACTGTAGCGGCAAACCAGAACGTGCTTTTTACCGAGGCACCGATCCCCTGCACCAAGGGCCTTGTGGCGCACCGCGCAGGCTCCGGTCTGTTTAACCTCCGTGGTAACTGCTCCCAGTGCCGCGTCCGCTATAAGGTGGACTTTATCGGCAATATTGCCGTAAGCACCGGCGGGACCCCCGGCCCCATCTCCGTTGCCATTGCGGTTGACGGTGAGCCGCTCCCGTCCTCCGTTGCGACGGTGACGCCCACGGTTGCGGGGGCATTTTTCAACGTGGCGGCGTCCGAGTACGTTGACGTTACAAAGGGCTGCTGCGCGTCGCTGTCCATCCGCAACGTTAGCGACGAGTCTATTGACGTGAGCAACGCGAACCTTATCATTACCAGAGTTTGCTGAGAAAGGAGAACACAATGGGAATGAAATCTATGTATGAACTGCGGGATATGCTTTGCAAAGAGCTTGACGAGCTGATCCGCAAGGGCGAGCTGGGCGCCGGGGATCTGGACATTGCCCACAAGCTGACCGATACCATCAAGAACATCGACAAGATCGATGCGATGGACGAGCGCGGCTATTCTGGCCGCTATCTGGACGATGATCTACGCGGCTACAGCCGTGGCAACTCCTATGCCCGTCGGCATTATGTCCGTGGTCATTACAGCCGCACGGACGCAACTGAGCATCTGCGCGATCAGATCAACGATATGATGCGGGAAACCGACGATGATCGCATCAAGGACGCCCTGCGCCGTGCAATGGACATGATGGAGGACTAAAGGGGGTAGGCCCCAATGATTGACGAGCGAGAAGTGGCGCTATGGATCAAGCGGTTAGAGACGGAAGAATCCAGCTGGGCAAACTATGAAAAGCTGGCGGCGCTGTATACCATCCAAAACCAGAACCGAGAGCCGGTGAGGGAAAACCGTATGGTTGAGGCGTATTCTGCGGCTCCCGCACCGGACAGCGATTTCCTCCGGGCGGTGTCTAACGTTGACCCAGCCCGTGCGTGGGAGGTCATGGACGAGCTGATGGACAGCTTGAAAGTGGTCAACGAGCGGGTTTATAATAGCGTCATGCGGAAATTGGAAAGCTAAACTTAACCCCCTCGGCAAATGCCGGGGGGTTAGTTATATTTTAACGTAGGTGTTGTGACATGAAAATAAGACTAACTTGGCGTTACAAAAAACGCACCGTCATTGTCTGCGTCGATGCGCTGGATCGTGCGTACCCAGAATTCCTTTTTTGCCTGCCGATCTAAATCAGGATATTCCTTCAATTCCCGCCGTAAGGTTTCGAGATCAAATTCTTTTATAGGCTCGGGGTTTATTGCCGCAAGCTGCTGTTTCAATTCCGTATAGTCTTTTTTATATTCTTCGATTTCAATCAAATCCGACAGATACAGGTCTTTTAGTTTTTGCATTTTCCGCTTGATTTGCTCCGCCGTTTTGGGCGGCTTTTTTTCTGCGGTTTTTGATTTGGAGTAATACTTTTTTGCGATCCCCTCAAATTCCCGCAGAAGGTAATCCTCCAGCACATCTTCCCGGATCCTGAGAATGTGCGGACAGTCGGCTGGGTCAAGTGTGTGCGTTCTGCATCGGTAGTACTTGTACACTTGTTTTACAGTCTCCGGCTGCATGTTTCTCCCACACTCCCGGCAGCGGAGAATCCCGGTAAACAAATATATCCGGTCCGCACTGGCGTTCCGCTGGCTTCGCTGTTCCAGGATTCTCCCGGCAAGGTTAAAGGTTTCTTGATCGACAAGCGCTGGCAATACGTTTTCCACACCGAACGCCTCACCTAAGTACAATCGATTCGACAACGCATCCTTGTATTTGTTGTACGAGCGTTTGATCCCCCACTCCGTTGCCATATACCGCCTTAGTGCAAGGATGCTTTGTAGCCGTATAAAGGCAGGGAACATATCTCGCGCCGCATCTGCGGTTTCTTCATCTATGGCGTAGTGCCGGTCTTTCACGCAGATACCGATGGGTGTTCTCCATGTGGTAGGCTGGCCCTTCAATCGCTTGCCTTCGTTAATGGCCTTGATTCGCTCGCTGGTGCGGTCAGCTTCGTCCTGCGCTACCGACAGCATGATATTCACCTTTAGCCGCCCGGATGCCGTGCGAGTTTCGTAATCTTCCCGCGTGGCCTGCCATGTGACGTGGCAGCGGTCTAATTCTTCCTGCACGGCGTAGTATCCGGCTACGCTGCGGAACCAACGGTCCAGCTTGACAAATAAAATTGTGTCGATCTTCCCATCCTTGCAATCTTCCAATAAACGCAGAAGTGCTGGTCGCCGCTTGTATGGTTTTCTTGCGGATATTCCGGCATCCTCATATACTCCGACAACTTCCATACCGTTGTTTGCGGCATATGCCAGCAAGGATTCCCGCTGATCCCCCAATGACAGGCCGTGCCGTGCCTGTTCTTCCGTAGATACGCGGATATATAGTGCCGCTCTCATCAAATCCCCCTCCAATCAATGTACAAGCACCATACAGCCAGCAGAACGATAATGACAAACATTATAGCAATCACGTTGTTGCGGATACGGACACCGCGCCGCATGATCTCAATCATGTCCGCTTTCGCGTCAACATGGCGTTCCAACTCATCATTCCGCGCTTGTAAGGTTTCCTCAGTCGGCGTTAAGTGTTCTATGATTTCACACGTCTTATCGATCGAAATGCCAAGAGCTTTACAGATTGCAACAACGGTATAAAAAGATGGAGCTTTCGACAATTTAGAAAAATAGTTCTGAACGGTGGACAACGGAACGCCGGAAATATCGGAAATGTCCTGATAGGTCAGTTTCAATTCTTCTTTACGGATTCTGCACACTTCTTGGATGTTCATTTACATCACCTTAATTTCTTCGGTTTTTGAGCAATAAGTTTGCCAAAAGTGGGCCTGTCGAATGCTGTCATGTTGCAAAGTCTTGGTATTGAAGTAGTAAGGTAAAGCGTGATAAGGTCAAATCAAGCAGCGGCGGTCGCTCCCCGCTGGCTGCAAAAAGGCCCCGCCGTTTGTTGCAGAGGGCGGCGGGGCCTTTAGTTACTTATTGCTTCTCAAGTTTTACGGTCTGCGTAACTCCCATGGCAGACACTTCGTAACTGATTACGCCGTCCTGATAGGTAAACGTCTTCGTGTCATCGCCGCTGGCGAGAATTGCCATATCGGTCTGATCTTTATCATTTTCCGATTCCCAGGTGTACGGCTCATCCGCCGTGGTAGGGGCATCGAAAGAACCGGCCCAATAGAGGGCTTTGGTTTCTCCGTTATCAGATACCCAATACACCTCAATGGCATCTCCGGCAATGGTAGCGGCCTGCCATGCGTCATCTGCATTGCTGTTTGTCTGCTTCCACTCTCCAACGAGATCGGGTGGAGTTACCGGCTCGTTTTCTGGCTCGGCCTGATTCGTTTCCCCGCAGGCGGTTAACATGCCGAGGGCAAGAACCGAAGACAGCGCGATAAGCAAAAACTTTTTCATTTCAACTCTCCATTTTCTTATATTTTCGACTGCACAAAGTGCAATAATCGACATATAGCCCCGTTACTATAATTATTTGGAGGGACACAAAATGTTATGCGAAGAAGAAAACCATGCTATTCTTATTAGAGAGCGCCTAAAATCTGAGGTGCTATCACTTACTGACAGTCAGGTGGAATATGTTTTATGGAGGTTGGAATGTTTATTGCAAGAAGAGAATTAAATGATCTGCGGGAAGAAAACCGCAAACTCAAAGAACAACTTGCGGCAGAGCAAGAGAAGACGCGCCGATCTGCCATTATTGATAAGGCTGCTCTCCCACAGTGCAAAAGCCTTGCTTGCGCTGGATGCAAGTATGTTGTAGGACGGTACACCATTAGGAATGGATATTATATCCTTGGATGCGGGAAAGATAATTCTTGCAAAGAGTATGAACCGAGCGAGCTAACAGCAGAAAAGGTTGAATCTATCCGAGAAGCGCTGCTACAGCAATGGCAGTCGTAATAGCGTAAGGAATCCAGAACATAAAAAGCTCTTTCCACTGTTTCTCGATATAATCCCGACCGGCTAAAGTGATGCGAACAAATTCTGTTGCATCAACGCTTCCTCCCGCGCCGTCTGCGGTTCCACCCTCATCAAATATCGTTACCATCTCATCCATTTTGAGATAAGTAACATACTTGTTGGGCTGGTTAGGTTCAATCGGTTTGGAATCGTCTTTTTTAGTCAGCTGGTTTATTTCGTCTATACTTATTGATTCAGAATTATATAGCTTTTTCAAAATTTTATAAGCGGTCTTTTCCATACGTCACTTGTTTTCCTTTGCCCATTCCACGACACCTAAAAGTTTGGTGCATTGTTCATCGGTCAAATTCGCAATAGCGTCATATAGTTTTTGCCGCGCTGCGCTCAAGCCCTCGCCCTCTGTGGCGGGGGTTTCTTTTATGCTCTTATCTTCCGTTTTGCCCTGGAGCCATTCAACGGATACGTGATATTTTGCGGCAATTTCATGAAGTTTGTTTTTGTAAGAGAAACTTGTTCCTTTTATCCACATTGAAACAATATCTCCACTGTCATACCCGATGCTTTGAGCAAAATCTTTTTTTGCCCCTCGCATTATTTTCCCGTTTTCACCGCAAGGAAGCAAAGACAGAATTCGCTCAAGTACAACATCCATAATAAACAACCCCCGAAATTGTGCACTTATCCAAAACCGATGAAATTCGGTTAAGCTAATTGACAAACCGAATTTTGTGAGGTATCATATACCTAAGCCCACCGGAAAAGGGTACACGAAAACCAGCCCCCATAAAAGCGGCTCTTGCAATGTCTTTTGGCGATTTCATTGTAATACGCTTTCCGGGTCGTGTCAAGCGTGATTTCTCACATTCATAAGGTTTCGGCGGGTATTGACTGCGGCAGAGATAAAAAACCGCCCCGAAGTCTCTGCAACAAACTTCGGGGCGGTTGGAAGCGAACTCGTTTGCTAAATGGAATACCCCTCTGCAACAGAGTACGCCATTTGGCGCGTAGTTTAACTCCCATGCTTACCATACCACATATTTCTGCCGCAGTCAATGATTTCTCACACCGAAAGGAGGGCACATGACTTGGCATTGAAGGAACTTCGAGAACGTTCCAGCCTGACCCGTGCACAGGTAGCAAAGAAACTGAATGTGGACTTGTCCTGTGTGACGCATTGGGAGCTGGGCGACTGGCGACCGGCACGGAAGTACCACAAGAAGCTGGCGAGGATGTACGGCGTGACGGTGAACGAACTGTTTGAATCCAGCAGTGAACAATAACAGGAGGAAAAAGGAATGAAGGAAATTAAGGTACGGATCACATTTACGGAACCCATTCTTGGCACAAGCCCTGCAAACCCAGACGTATATCGGGAGTTTATCGGTTCCAAATCCCCGGATGCGTTAAACATTGAGGACGAAGTTGCCGCGCTGGGCGCTGATGCCGTGGCGGAAAAGGCCATGGCGGTGTTTCCCCGGACGGAGGACGGTACCCCGTTCCTGTATGACTATCAGATCAAAGGCTTTTTCAAAGACACCTGCGGCGGCCTCCGCAAGGTCAAGGGCACGGCCAGTGAGAAGATCAAGGCCTACAAGAAGGAGATTGATAAGCTGATCTTCCCGGAGCCCCGCGTGATCCCGCTGGAGTTTGACGGCCCCGTTGGTGAGTGCCAGCGCCCCCTGAGAGCGCAGACGGCCCAGGGCGAGCGCATCAGCCTTGCCATGAGTGAAGAGATCCCCGCAGGCGCTACCTGTGAGTTTCGGGTGACCTGCCTCTGCGACGATCACGAGAAAGCTGTCCGGGAATGGCTGGACTATGGCCGCTTTTCCGGCATCGGTCAGTGGCGCAACAGCGGCAAGGGCCGGTTCACCTGGGAGGAACTCCAGTAACGCAGCGGAAAAGCAGTGCCAAGCGTGGCAAAGCAACGGCATAGCATTGCATAGAGGCGCTATGGAAAGGCCACGGCTCGTTCCGCAAAGCAACGGGAGGGCTTAGAGGCGATAGGCGTCGCAAAGGAATAGACAGGTATTGAGCTGCAACGGCAATGCACAGATGCGCAAGGCAATGCAATGGAATGGTTCAGAACGGTACAGAATCGCAGCGGAATGGCGTAGCACAGCAATGCTTGACGTAGCAACGGAAATGCAGTGATTTGCTATGCAAAGGCAACGCACAGAGGAGCAACTCACCGCAAAGCCAAGGAAGAGAACCGCAGAGAACCGTAGAGAAACGCAAAGAAAAGCGTAGGAAATGCTTAGATGAGAATGGCGAGGGAATAGCGAAGTTACGTATCGCTAAGAGCAGCAAAGGAATGGAATAGATAAGCTCGGCAGTGCGGCGTCACAGATCTGCCATGGATAGCAGAGGAAATGTTTAATAACAGGAGGATAAAAAGGTGAAGCACATGAATGAGAACTGGGCAATTTGCCATGACAACGGTATCGTGGGACAGCGCGGCGCAAGCGATGGTTTCACTTCCGAGGCGCAGGCCGTAAAATTTGCGGCAGAGATGGCGTCGCATGGCGTTACCATCTACGAAATCTGGCGTGTGGAATAAAAAATGCCCCGTCCGGTGTTGCAGACCGGGCAGGGCGGCGGAACAAATCTTAGGCTCAGATATGTATCCTGTGGCTATTTTAGCACAGGGGAAAGGAAAAGGCAATGGCGAAGAAACGGAAAATCGAATACCGGATAATCTGGGTATCTCCGCCTGACCCGGTGAAGATTATGACGGAGTTCGGCAAGATCTGGTCGAGGGAGCACGGCCTTGAGTTTGATGGTGTTTACACCAAAGAGGGGGATATCAAGCAATGAGCTGGAACCTGTTTTTTATGATCCTGGGCGTGGCCTACGCGGCCACCTGGGTATTCAAGATCGTTGACCTGATCGAAGGAGGGGACCCGCATGAGAAAGCATGAACGGCGCACCAGAGAGCAGCGGAAGGCGGACGCCTCCGCATGGATGGGCTTTATGAGTTTTCTGGCCCTGCTGCTGATCGCCATTGCGTATATGGTGGTGAGCGCGCGATGAACAGAAAGAACCGGCATGAGCGCTTTCCGCTGGATCTCTGCCCGGTCTGCGGCATGGACAGCGGTGAGCGGGTGCAGTCCACGGACGCACCGTTTAAGCACTATGTACGGTGTTCCACCTGCGGGGCTATCACAGCGGGTTACGCCCAGCAATCCAACGCCACGAAGGCGTGGAAGAGAGGGGATGCGTGGAAATGAAGATCTATCCGGTGTGCGCGAGATGTTCCATCGTCATGAACCCCAATGCGTTTGACGATGTGGCTCCGGGGTTTTTGATCAACGGCGAGTGCTACTGCCCGGAGTGCGCGAAGGATTGGCTGAAGGATGAGGTTGACAGCGATCCGGAAGCCGTGGCACGGGCCATGGGGATCGCAATTATCGACATCCCGGAGGGCTGATATGAACCAGTGTGAGCGGATCTTGAAGTATCTGGATGAACACGGCAGTATCACACGGGCCGAGGCCATGAGCGAGTGCGGCATCGCCAATTTCACGGCGCGGGTCTCTGACTTGCGGCGGGACGGCGTGGCGCTGGACGTGGAGACGGTCACGCAGAAGAACCGCTACGGCGAGACCGTGCGGTTTGCGAGATATAGGAGGAAAGAATGAACCTTTACGAAATTGACGCGGCCATTACGGCCCTGGTAGACCCGGAGACCGGCGAGGTCAGCGACTTTGACGCTTTCGACCAACTGAGCATGGCGCGGGATCAGAAGATCGAGAACATCGCGCTATATTACAAGAATCTGGTGGCGGATGCCGCTGCCTACAAGGCTGAGAAGCTCGCCTTTGCCGAACGGCAGAAGGCGGCGGAGAACAAGGCCCAGCGCCTCAAGGACTATCTGGCGTATGCCTTGCAGGGGCAAAAATTTGAATCGCCCCGCTGCGCGGTGAACTTCCGCAAGACCTCCAGCGTGAATGTGGCGGACCCTGACACTGTTCTGGCATGGCTGCAGGACCACGCACATGAGGACTGCATCCAGTATGCGGAGCCGACCATCAGTAAGGCGGAACTTGCCAAGATCCTGAAAACAGAAGCCGTCCCCGGCGCTGAGCTGGTGGATGGTTATAGCGTGGGGGTGAAGTGATGAATATCTTTGAAAGCATTACCGCGATCATGCAGGAGATCCCGGCGATCGGGAAGGAAAAGAAGAATCAGCAGCAGGGCTTTAAGTATCGTGGTATCGACGATGTGATGAACGCCCTGCAGCCGATCCTCTCCAAGTACAAGGTATTCGTTGTGCCGGAGGTGATTGATCAGTCACGGGAGGACCGTGTGACCAACAAGGGCGGTACGATTCTGTATTCCATGCTGAAAATCAAATACACGTTCTACGCAGAGGACGGCACCAACGTTTCGGCGGTGGTGATCGGCGAGGGCATGGACAGCGGAGACAAGGCCAGCAACAAGGCGATGGCAATTGCCATGAAGTATGCGTTTTTCCAGGTATTCTGTATCCCCACCGAGGAAATGAAGGACCCGGACGCGGAAACGCCGGAGCCGAGCAGACCGAAGGGACCGGCGATTCCAACGCGGCAGAAGCCGGGGTACAGATTGCCCCCGCAGGGTGACGCTACTGTTATCTGTGAGCGCTGCGGCGGTCAGGTGATGGATTACTTTGACGGCAGGGCAACGGTGAAGGCGGCACGTCTGGCGGCGAGAGCGAAGGAACTGTACGGCCATGCGCTGTGCGAGAAGTGCGTAGCCGAGGCCAAGGAGGCCAGCGATGCAGCAGGTTAACGCCACATCGTTCCGCTGGACGATGGATTCCGCCGGTGATTGGTTGTGCGTCCAGACTAACAAGGCGCGACAGGTGCTTGACACGTTGAAAGAGGGGAAAGTCTACGACGTGGAGATCAAGGAACACCGGGAGAAGCGGAGCCTCGATTCGAATGCGTACTTTTGGATTCTGGTTGACCGGCTGGCCGAAAAGACCGGGGTCCCCAAGACGGATATTTACCGGAGCTACATTCGGGAGATCGGCGGCAATCATGAAATGGTCTGCGTGATCGATTCAGCCGTGGAAAAGCTGCGGAACGGGTGGGAACACAATGGGCTGGGCTGGCAGACGGATACCATGCCAAGCAAGATTCCGGGCTGCACCAACGTGATTTTGTACTACGGCTCCAGCACCTACAACACCCGGCAAATGTCACATTTGATCGATATGGCGGTGCAGGACTGCCAGGAGCAAGGTATTGAGACCCTGCCTCCGGAGAAGCTGGCAGGGATGATGGAGGAATGGGGATGCACAAAATGACAAAGGCGACGTCCATTCCGCAATCCGTGAAGGTTGTTGTATGGGCGCGGGACAATCACCAGTGCGTGATCTGCGGGTCTCCCGCAGGCGCGCCGGTGGCCCATGTGGTACGGCGTTCGCAGGGCGGCAGAGGAATTGAGCAGAACATTGTAACCCTCTGCCCCCGCTGCCATCGCCTGTTTGACGAGGGGCCATTACGAGACCGCGAGCGCATCTATGTGCGGCTGGTGGCGCACATGAAAGCATTTTACCCGGATTGGAACCGGGAGGACATGATTTACAGAAAGGGAGCTATTTCATGCTGAACAGAATTATTGTGATGGGCCGGATGACCCGTGACCCTGAATTGCGCCGCACCAACAGCGGCACGGCGGTGGCATCCTTCACCGTGGCGGTGGACCGGGATTTTAAGTCCCAATCCGGCGAGAAGGAAACGGATTTCATCGACGTGGTGGCATGGCGCAACACCGCAGAATTTGTGAGCAAGTATTTCTCTAAGGGCCGCATGGCCGTAGTGGAGGGCCGCTTGCAGATCCGTGACTGGACGGACAAGGACGGCAATAAACGCCGCAGCGCCGAGATTGCGGCAGACAGCGTGTACTTTGGCGATTCCAAGCGGGACGGCGGGGACACGGTCGAACCGCAGGGCGGTTTCAGCGAGATCGAGGATGCTGGGGACTTCCCGTTCTAAGGCGGTGGGCGAATGCCGAACAGGATCATCAAGGATAGCATCAGGACGAGCAAAAGCATCAACGCAATGTCGGACTTTCAGTTCCGATTGTGGGCGTACCTGATTACCTACGTTGATGATTATGGGCGCGGCAGCGCAGACCCGGAATTGCTCAAAGGCTTTGTATTCCCCCGCAGAAAAGGTGTGACTGAGGGAACGATCAGTAAGACGCTTGCAGAATTGGCGACCATAGGCTCTGTGATCCTCTATGAAGTTGACGGAGAACCGTACCTATGTTTTCCAAACTGGAGCGAACACCAGACGGTGAGGAACAAAGTAAGCAAATTCCCGGCACCTGATGACGGATTGATTACATCTGAAATCAATTGCAATCAATTGCAAGCAGGTGAAAGCAAATGCGCCCGTAATCCAATCCAGAATCCAGAATCCAGAATCCAGAATCCAGAAGAAGTAGGCGGCGAGCCGCAAACGGCATCCCCGCCGGTGGTTTCCATCCCCCTCAATGACGGCACTGAATATCCGGTGTCGCAGGAGCAATGCCAGGAATGGGCAGGCGTGTACCCTGCTGTCGACGTGATACAGCAGTTGCGGGAGATGCGGGAATGGTGCCTGAATAACCCGGCGAAGCGGAAAACGGCGCGTGGTGTGCGCGGATTCATTACCCGCTGGCTGGCGAAAGAACAGGATCGCGGTTGCCGCAAGGGCGCAAAAGGCCCCGGCAGCAAATGCGAGGACGCTTGGGGGTATGTGTGATGGCGGGAGATTTTAAGCTGGCCGAGCTGGTGCGCCCATGCCGGAGATGGAAGGCGGCAAGGACGCCGGATGTGACGTACCAGTCTCAACAGCTTTGTTGGAACTGCGCCAATGTATACGGCGGCTGCGAGTGGTCGGCGCGGTTTGAGCCGGTTCCCGGATGGGATGCGATAGCCACAACACGGACGGTCGGCGGGAAGTTTGTAGAGAAATCTTTCAGCGTCCGTGCCTGCCCCAAATTCAGGAGGGGATGATTGAAAAATGTTTGGAAATAAGCGCTTGAAAGCAGAAATAGTCCGGCTGAGTTATCGAGTGGCAGAGCTGGAAGAGCGGCTTTGCCCATGCGAGCAGCATGACTGGAAACGCACCGGCGTTGATTACAGCTACGATGGAACAGGCGGCTGCGATGCCATGTATAACTACAAGTGCGCAAGGTGCGGCAAAAAAATGCGCTCCTTCATGCCGTACCTGGAATTGGATGGTGATCTGGGAAATGATGCGGATTGTAGTTGATATTTACGGCGAGGACACGCAGGGCACGAAGGAGGCAGTAGCCATGCTATTGGAACCTCTGGGCCGCGTCCGCGTGGTGCAGATCGTCATTGACGGCAAGGAGGAAAAGCGATGAAGGTTACATTCACAGTCCCCGGTATTCCGGTGGGCAAGGGCCGACCACGTTTCATGAAAAACGGCCACACTTACACCCCGCAGAAAACGAGGGACTACGAGGACAAGGTGATCCGGTGCTGGCAGTGCCAGAGCGGAAAGGGCTTTGCGGACGGCATCCCGCTGACGGCCACCGTCACGGCGTTTTTTACGGTGCCCAAGAGCACGTCAAAGAAAAAGGCCGCTGCACTGGACGGTACGCCACACATCAAGCGCCCTGACGCTGACAATGTGGCGAAGGCCATTCTGGACGCGCTGAACGGGCACGCCTACAACGATGACAGCGCAATCGCACTGCTGACGGTGCGGAAGCACCAAACAACCGGGGCCTCCCGCGTGGAGGTCATTATTGAGGAGGCAGAATGATGGATGCAGTTAAGTTTACCCGTGCGGCCATGAGAATGTGCAATGCTTATTATAGCAAATGCTGGTCGTGTCCGGCTGGTGATGATACATCTTGTAAACTCGATAGTAGCTACAGCGCCATATCTGCCGAGGAAAAAGTCGCCATTGTTGAACAGTGGGACGAGAGGCACCCCGCCAAAACCAGGCAGAGCGAGTTCTTGAAGCTGTTTCCGAACGCACAAACTGATTCGGGATGCCTTAATGCTTGCCCAATGGATGTATTCGGCAATACGGGTATCGACTGCAACAAGCGAACTTGCTTTGAGTGCAAAAAGGCGTTCTGGCTTGCGGAGGTGGAGGACGAATGAAAGTATTGATCGGCGGAAGTCCCTGCACACATTGGAGCATCGCACAGACGAAGAACCGCGAGACAGAGGCCAGCGGCATCGGCTGGGAGCTATTTCTAAACTACCGTATCGCCCGCGACAAGTACAAGCCGGATTTCTTTCTCTACGAGAACAACAAATCCATGTCGCCCGCTATCCGGGAGCAGATCACGGCGGAGCTGGGCGTGGAACCCGTGCTTATCAATTCCGCGCTGGTATCGGCGCAGAACCGCCAGCGCTTATATTGGGTAGGCAAGCGCGAGCCGGACGGTACATACAGCCAAGTGGCAGTGGAGCAGCCGGAGGACAGAGGTGTGTGCCTGTTAGATGTGCTGACGGCTGATGATCTCGCACCATATAACGGAGGTGAGTTCAAGAAGCTAAAAGCCGGACTGCACGCAAAATTCGCGTCGACGTGGCAGGTCGGGAAAACAGGGGACAGTGGCGGGCAGGCCGTCAGGGTTTATGACATTCTCGGCAAGTCTGTCACGCTTAAAGCTCTCGCTGGTGCGGGAGGGGCACAGACGGGGCTTTACAAGATTGGAGATGCCATCTTTTCCCTCAATGCAAAAGGGTGCGAAAAACTACAGACAGTACCGGCGGGGTACACGTCATGCGTTTCGTCGAACATCGGAGTTACACTGCTGGGCAACGGCTGGACCGTGGACGTGATCGCCCACATTATGAGCCATTTTACTGGGCTGACGGAGGAGCCGGTGGAAGTGCTGTCCATGTACGACGGTATGAGCTGCGGCCATATTGCACTGGACAAGCTGGGTGTGGAGATCACCGCCTACTATGCAACCGAGATCGACAAGTACGCCATCCAAACCACACAGCACAATTACCCGGACACCGTACAACTGGGCGACGCGTTTCAGGTGCGGGACGATGATTGGGGGGTTAAGGAATGAGCGACTTGGAGCAGACCGCCATAGAGCGGCTGAAAGCGGCATCGGATATGAGCCTGCGGCTTTTTGAAAAACCGTTAGTGATCACCTACTCCGGCGGGAAGGACAGCGACGTGATGCTACATCTGGCGGAGAAAAGCGGCATTCCGTTTGAAGCCCTGCACTCCCTCACCACGGCGGATGCGCCGGAGACGGTGCGCCATGTGTACGATACGTTCCGGCGGCTGGAAGAAAAGGGCGTGAAGTGCGACGTGGACAAGCACGTCCAGCCGGACGGAAGCCGCGTGACCATGTGGAACCTGATTCAAAAGAAGCTGATGCCGCCCACACGCCTGATGCGGTACTGTTGTGGCGTCCTTAAAGAGGGGGGAGGCAAGGATCGGTTTATCGCTACGGGCGTTCGCTGGGCGGAATCCACGGCCAGGAAACGCCGCGGCGGCTTAGAGGTATTAACGTCTAAGCCACAAAGCAAATTGATCCTATCAAACGATAATGACGAGGATCGCCGATTATTTGAAACGTGCCAACTAAAGGGGAAGCGGGTGGTGAACCCCATCATCGACTGGAAAGATGACGATGTGCTGGGTTACGCCGCGGCTGAAAAAATCCCAATGAATCCGCTGTACTGCGAGGGCTTCCACCGGGTCGGCTGCGTAGGCTGTCCTATGGCATCAAAAGCAAGGACTATGGAGTTCGTCCGCTATCCCAAAATCAAGGCGGCGTATATCCGGGCCTTTGATCGGATGCTGGAAGAACGGAGGAAGCGAAGTCTGCCGTGCCAGTGGCAATCTGGCGTGGATGTATTCCACTGGTGGATGGAGGACGGCGTTTTGCCGGGGCAGGAAGTGCTGGGAGGGTTTGAGGAATGACAAACTTTGAGTTTTACACGAAAAACGCAGCCAGATTGGGTGAGCTGATCGAAAAAGCCGTGGATGACGCGCTGGAAGCAAAGGGCTGCTCACTTGATCTGAAATACCCAGAGAAGCTATCCAATGCCGATGATACCCGCATGGTGACGTGGGCAAGCTGGCTGAATGAAGAAATGTGAGGAGGAACTATGAGAGATACAAACCTCGTAAATGCGCTGCGTGAGCACGCAGAATGGGCGCGGGCAAATGAGTGGGAAACGCCGATCACGCTGGGCGATGATCTGGCGGAAGCCGCCGACCGTCTGGAGAATCAAAACGCACACATCGCGGCGCTCCAGCAGGAAATTGAGAAGCTGCGGGGGCAGCTGCCCCGCTGGGTCCCGGTGGAGGAGCACCTGCCGGAAAATGGAGTGCCTGTCCTCATTAACTACATTGCCAGTAGTGATGGGAAATACCACCCGGACGGAACTGCTGTGTGGACAGATTACGGCTGTTTTTGGTGGGAGGGCAGTCTGGAAGATTGCGATACAGAGGTCGCCGTGCCGATTACCCACTGGATGCCGCTGCCGGAACCGCCGAAGGAGGAAAGGTAAATGAAAAGACTGACAACTAATTGCCCGGATAACAACCTTGATGCCGCCCTGAATCTGTTTTACATCAAAGACTTCGAGACGTGGGTGCGGGGCGGAGGTGATGGCCCGGATTACCCGGACATCCGGCTCTACGATTTTATCCGCAAAGCCGCAAAGATTTTACTGCCGGACTTGGACTTTCCAATGGATGATGATGGCGTAGACTATGCGATGGGTGAACTTTTGCTGGACGGTCCTGATGAGCCGACAGGCCTGCTTGCCCTGCTTTATACCGCAGCATGGTCATACGCAGAACTGCGTGGCAGGCTCATGCAATACGAGGACACAGAGCTGACACCGGAGGAAATCGACATGGATCACGAAGCCGCAGAGCAGCTCCGCCATCTGTGCCGAGACTGCGATCTTGACCGGTTAGAGGAACTGGCCGAGGCCGACAGAGACGGACGCGTGGTGGTGCGTCCGTGCAATGTGGGGGACACGTTATTCAGAGTGTTCGCCGGAGAAATCTTAGAGCACAAAGTCAGAAACATGAGATACCTCGCAATACAGGGACGGTGGGACATTGATACAACCCCGTTCTGCTCATACGTGGAAAGTTCCATAGGGAAAACGATTTTTTTGACCCGCAAGGAGGCGGAAGCGGCATTGGAGGCGATGAAGGATGAGTAAAGCCGTACTTATCAGCATCCGCCCCAAGTGGTGTGAGAAGATCGCCAACGGCAAAAAGACCATCGAAGTCAGAAAGACGCGCCCGAAACTGGAAACGCCGTTTAAGTGCTATATCTACTGCACGCTGCAAGGCTGTAACGAGTTTTTTCGAGTTGATCTTGTGGGTGATGTTGCCAAGTGGAACCGCGGCAAGTGGGCAGACCGCAAGGGCAATGTTATCGGGGAGTTTACCTGCGACCAAATCATAGACGCATGGTGGAACTATGTGCCGGATGCCATTACAAGAGAGGTTGCGGGCGGCAATTTAGAGGCGCTGGGCGGAACCGGCATGACGGACGAAGAACTATTCAACTATGTCGGAGACAGCATGAGAGGCCACTGCTACGGCTGGCATATCTCCGACCTGTGCATCTACGACGCGCCGCGCGAACTGAGCGAGTTTACCGGATTATGCGATACGAGGTTCGGCGCAGCCCCGTATGACATCAAGCGCCCGCCCCAGAGCTGGTGCTATGTGGAGGGGGCTGACAATGGCAAAATACATTGAGTTGGAAGTAGCTGTAAAAGCGTTTAATAATTTTGACGCTGGTAGGGCAGATAGTCCGCCTTGCACGCTTTTGACACCAGAGGAGTTCGCAGAATATCTTTATGAGCTTCCAACCGCCGATGTGGCCCCGGTGGTACATGGGCGGTGGATCTCATTCTTGGACGGTGACCGCATTATGCCGGAACGATACTACCGATGCTCACGTTGCGGTAGAGTAGAGAGTAGACGACAGCCGTATTGCCATTGCGGGGCCAAGATGGACGGAGGTGACAACACTGAACGTTGAGCGCCCGGCTTCCTGCGAAAGTGCGCTGCATGGGCTGCAGCATCAACTCATCGACTGAAAGGAGATATTAAACTATGCAGATAGAAGTAGCCGTTGAAATTCAGAAGGCTTACAGCAAGCTCACGTCTGGGCAGGTCCCCTTCACCAAGAAGAATATGTGTGCGATTTTGGCGCCACTTAGAGACAAGTACGGCCTGACGGACAGGCAGGTGCTGGCAGTTGCTCGCAACGAATTGTCCTTGGAAGAAATCATGCTGCTCAACCAGACTCAGGAGGAGACGAAGCAGCATGGATAAGTACATCTACGGCGAGAGAAAGGACGGCGGGAGGACCCGTGGTAGAGAATTTCCGGCTATGTGAGGTGGTTACGTGAGTACATTCCCGGAACGGCTGCGGAAATTAAGGGAATCTGAGCGGCCTGCTAAAAGCATGAGAGTGAAAGCGGAGCTGATTGGGATTGGGCATGATACGCTGCGGAAGTATGAAACCGGGGAGAACGAACCGGCTCTCAGCCAATTGAAGCTGATAGCGAATCATTACCACGTCAGCTTGGATGAGCTTGCATGGGACGAGGGCGAGCGAGAGAGTAAACCTTTATAGTATCGCAAAAAAATTGGTCTTTGCCCCCAATTCGGGGCAAGCGTAGAAAAATATGTGTCAGAATGAGGGTGCGGGGTTATATCCGCATCCTCATTCTTTCCATCCTTTCTTTCCTCCTGACCCCGGCGGATGCCGGGGATATGCAGACGTAGCTCAGTCGGCAGAGCACCGCGCCAGGAGGTATGCGCTGGTTCAAACCCAGCCGTCTGCACCAGAATACCGGGTCGCACCCGACTGTGAAAGTCAGTCGCAGGAAACGCGATAGATCAACCTGACGTCTCGGAAATAGCAACGAGGGCAAGTCGCTCAGGAGCGCGACGCGCGAGCCACGACGCAATAGGACTTTGAGAGCCTGACAAATCGGGGCACAGGACCCTCCGCACCTCTCAACGATGTGTCCCAGGATGGACATTCACGGCATAGGTGCCCCGTAAGGGGAGACCACAGCGAGTGACGGGGACTTTCCCTGAAGCGCTAAAGCAGGGCAGGACTGCAATGCCGTACCATCCCGGCCAGCGGGCGAGGAAGCGTAAAAAGCTAAGTATCAGGCGGCTGGTATAATTGCCAAGTTCCTGATAACTGGTAGGAAGACGCAGCGCAGCCGGGAGCCGATAAAAAAGATCTTGCGTACCATGTTTGGCTCGGGGAGAGCCGGACACGCAAGATGTGTATGCCCGTTAGGGCGGGTAAAGTCTGCTATGTAAGGCCAAGGGGTGGGGGCTGGTAGCAAAACAGGAGGATGGCATGGAAATCACAAAACGGCGGCTTGCGGATATTGTGCCGTATGCCGCAAACGCAAAAAAGCATGATAAGCGGCAAATCAACAACGTTGCGGAGAGCATCAAGCAGTACGGTTTTGTACAGCCGATTGTGATTGACCGTGACGGCGTGATCGTAATCGGCCACTGCCGCGCTCTGGCGGCGAAGAAGCTGGGTATGGAAGAAGTGCCTTGCGTCTGCGTAGACGATCTGACACCGGAGCAAG